CCTGGTATGTTTAATATAGAAGCATTAAATAGAACAATATTAAATGCTGCTAATATGCCTAATTTAGAAAATATACTTCCACCAAAACAACAACCACAACAAATGGACCCAGTATCTGATATTATGGCTGCAACAAAAGGTATACCTATTGCAGCATTTGCTGGACAAAACCATGATGCTCATATACAAACAAAGATGGCATACTTACAAGATCCACAAAATGGTGCTAATCCTATAATGGCTAGATTAAAACCAATACTGGAAGCAAATATACAAGAACATTCTGTTATGAAATATCAAGAACAAATGAATGGAATGGCAAGAGCAGCAATAGAACAATTACCACCTGAACAACAAAGAGATCCTAAAGTTGCAGAAATGGCAATGGCTACAGCAGCTCAACAAGTATTAAATGCAAATCAAATGGGTCAAGCTCAATCACCTGAACAACAAATGGTTGCACTTGAACAAGCTAAAGTAGAATTAGAAAAACAAAAATTACAAGCAACATCTGCTAAGTATTCTGCAGACTCTGCATTAGATGCACAGAAATTAGAATTAGAGGAAGCTAAATTATTAGTGGAATCTGGTAAAGCTGGTCAGGATGCAATAATGAAAAAAGAGAAAGGTGATCTTGATAGAGCAAGTAAAGAAACTATGAAAGCTCTTGATAATCTAACTAAATTAACTCTTGCTGATCAGAAAGCTGAAATTGATCTAGAAAAAATTCGTATAAATGCTCTAGAGAAAATTTCACAAATGGAAGATCTGGATGATAGACAAAGAAGTTTTAAACTTATTGATGTTATGACAGATCTATTAAAAGAAGAAATGAAAGGAGAAAATAATGCCAATAGGAAATAAAGCATATCCTGTTGATAAAGGTATTACTGATGGTAAACCTATGCATGTACCAAATAAAGATGGTGGATTGTATGGAGATTCTACTAAAATGTCACAAGCTGACTTTGGAAGTAAACCTAAACAAGGTGTGTTAAATCAACGTGAAGATTCTTCTTGGAAGTATCCTTCACCAACTAAAGGAAAAAGATAATGTGGACTAAACCTAATATAAAAGAAATATCTGTTGGATTAGAAATTAATTGCTATATGTGTGCAGAAATCTAATACATGGATATTTGGGATGAGGTCGTTGAAGAATATAATGACGAACTCAATAAACTAAGAACAGGTGTTTGCGAAGGGCAATCAGATAATTTTGCTCATTACAGACAACTGGTTGGTCACATTTATGGAATTGAATGGGCTAGAAATAAACTAACAGATATTGTTAAGAAACGTATCTATTCAGATGAAGAGGAAGACTAATGCAACAGGTATCATTAGCTAAGACTATTAAGAATGATAAGTGGATTACAGAAGAAGATCAAAGTGATCCAAATATTCTACCTGAACTTCCAGGTTTTCATGTACTCGTAAGACCTGTCTCAATTAAAGAAAAGACAAAAGGTGGTATATTATTACCTGATTCAACGAAGGAAGATATGTCCTATCTCACTACAGTAGGACGTGTAGTATCTCTAGGAGATTTAGCTTACCAAGATAAAGATAAATTTCCAAAAGGTGAATGGTGTAAAGTAGGAGATTATGTTTGTTATGGAAAACATTCAGGTCAAAAGATAAAATATAAGGGTATTCGTCTTATATTATTATTTGATGATCAAATTATTATGCGTGTGGAACATCCAAAAGATCTAGATCCAACCTTTAATTTACATGCAGGTAGTGCATAAGACTTGCACAAACTCCATTTTTGTAGTATAATATAAGGTATATACGTAAGTCGTATGTCTCGTAAACAACGAAAGGAAGAACTATGTCTGAAGAAGATAAAAAAGAAGAATGGGATGAAATCGTTCCAGAAAAAAAAGAAGAAAAAGAAAAAGTAGAATATGAAGTAGAAGGCGAAGAAAATGAAAAAGTTGAAACTGATTCGACTATTGAAGCAAAAGAAGAAGTTTCAAAAGAAGAACCTCCTAAAAAAGACGTACCTCCAGAGCTTGAAGGTATTGAAACTAAAGGAGCACAAAAGCGAATACGTCAATTAGTTAAACAACGTAAAGAACGTGATGAACAAATTGCTAAAGTTATACAACAAAATGAACAATTATCACAACAACTAAATCAGGTTCATCAACAATTTACACATGTTAATCAATTAAATTTAACTGCTACTGAAAAACAATTAAATGATAAATTAGAACTTGCACGTAATGCTTATAAAAATGCTCACGAAGAAGGTGATTCTCAAAAAGTTTTACAAGCTCAAGAGTTTTTAAATGAAGCACAAAATGATTTAAAATCATTAGGTGCTACTAAAGCACAGTTTCAACAGCAGCCACAACAAAACCAAGAAGGTATAGGTCAACCACAATATCAACCTCAACCTACACCTGATCCTAGAGCACAAGATTGGGCTTCAAAGAATGAATGGTTTGGTACTGATAAAGTAATGACTGCTGCTGCATTAGCAATAGATGCAGAATTAAAAGAAGAAGGTTTTAATCCTACAGATCCTGAATTTTATCAGGAAGTTAATACTAGGATAAAAGAAACATTTCCTCATAAGTTTTCAACAACCAACGAGGAAGTTCGTCAGCAGGAGAAAACGTCACCTCCTGCTCAAGTAGTAGCTGGAGCATCTCGCAGCTCTCCAGGTTCCAATAAAAAAGTTAAGCTATCTAAAGAAGATATTCGTTTAGCTAATAAATGGAATGTACCACTTGAAAAGTATGCAGAAGAAAAACTGAAAGCTGATAAAGCTGAAGGTGAGTATACAACAATTAATATGCAGCGTGGAGGATAAAGTTATGACACGAACAAATACACGTAGTTCTGAAGTTCGTGAGAACTTAGATAGAGAAACAACTGAATATACTTTTGAGGAGCAAGATGCTCTTCATATTCCTGAAGCAATTACAAATCGTTTCGCCAACGAAGGTATGACTCTTGGATGGTTAAGAATAACTCTTAAAGGTCAAGAAGATTATAAATATATAGGTAAGAAATTGCAAGAAGGATGGGAGTTTGTTTCAAAAGACGAAGTTCCTGAACTTGGATCAACATCTGTCGTTAGGGATGAAGGTAGATATGCTGGAGCAATCTGTCGTGGAGATATTGCATTAGGAAAAATTCCTACTAGAATCTACAAAGCTAGAAGTGAACACTATAGAAAAAAATCTGATCAGTTAATGGATGCAGTTAATTCACAACTGATGAGAGGTAATAATTCTAGAATGCCCATTTCTAATACTAGTAAAACACAAACAATAAAAGGGCGAACACCTAGATTTCAGGAATAGTCCTTTAGAAAAGGAGACAAAACATGTCAACAACTAAGGCATTTCGTGGTTTTGTTCCTGCTCGCAAAAAAGATGGAGCTTATAATACTGGTTCCTTTACGCAGATTTTCTCACCTACTTCAGGTGGTGCTTGTAATAATAATATTTTTACTGGCGATCCTGTAGTTTTACCTGGTGCTAATCTTGCTACTATTCAACCACACGTGGCTGGTACGCTAAAACCCTCTGGGATTTTTGCTGGCTGTTCATATGTGTATAATGGAGAGCAAAAGTTTAGTAGGTATTGGGGTACAGGAACCTCTGCTAATGGTTATTCAGATGTTAAGTTCTTTATCATAACTGATCCACATCAGACATATTACATTCAATGTAGTTTGTCTTTGTCTGCAAACGAACTAATGGTTGTTAAAAACTATCCAGTAACTGTAAGTTCAACTGCAAGTTCTGGTGATACCACAACTGGTCAGTCTAGCTACTACATGTTAGCAGCTAGTGGAGCAGAAACTGAACAACAAGTCAGGGTCATAGGTAAGAAACAAGATGATGGAGAAGCTGATTCAGATGCTTATCCTATTGTGGAAGTATGGCTAAACATGCATAGAGATCGCTACGTTACAGCGACTGCATCTTCAGCATAGAAAGGAAAATAGAAAATGGCTATAAATAGATCAAGTATCGCCAAAGAACTCCTTCCTGGATTGAATGCAGTCTTTGGAACAGAGTATGGCGAAGTTAATGATGAGCACAAACCATTATTTGAAGTAGAAAATTCTGATCGAGCATTCGAGGAAGAAGTTCTATTTACAGGTTTTGGTACTGCTCCAGATAAAACAGAAGGTGCTGCTGTAAGTTATGATGATGCACAAGAATCATATACAGCTCGTTATGATAACGAAACAGTAGCTCTAGCTTTTGCAGTAACAGAGGAAGCTATGGAGGATAACCTCTATGATACTTTCGCTAAGTTACGTGCAAAAGGTCTTGCAAGAGCAATGGCAAACACCAAGCAAGTAAAAGCTGCTAAAGTCTTTAATAATGGCTTTACTGCTGGAGCTTCTGCTATTGGTGATGGTGTAGCATTCTTTAGTGCTTCTCACCCAACTATTGCTGATGGAACTCAAGACAATAGAGCAACTGCTGCAGCAATAGCTGAAGGTACTTTAGAAAGTGCAGTAATTCAAATACAGAAAACAAAAGATGATAGAGGTATCTTAATTGGTGCTTCTGCAGTATCTTTACATGTTCCTGTTGATTTACTATTTACAGCAGATCAATTATTAAATACTCCAGGTACACCTGGTAGTGCTAATAATGACATCAACGCTGTAAGACACTTGGGAGTATTTCCAGATGGTTACTTCGTAAATAGACGTTTTACTGATACCAATGCTTGGTTCATTAAAACTGATGTACCTAATGGTACTAAGATGTTTACAAGAACACCTTTACAAACTAAAATGGAACCAGACTTCGATACTGGCAACCTAAGATTTAAAGCACGTGAAAGATATTCTTTTGGTGTTTCAGATTGGCGTGGCTGGTATGGTAATGCTGGTGCATAAACCATAAGTATATGAGAGAGGATAAGAAATTATTCTCTCTCTATACACTTTAAAGGAAGAAATATGGCAACAAATATTACATCAAAATTTTTAGCAGGTACTGGTGTTATTGTTACAACATCTAATACTTCTCGTATTATAGGTATTCATGCATATTCAACAGTTAATGGAACCTTTGCTATTGGTGATAGTGGTGGAGATAAAATAAAATTTCAAGTTCCTGCAAGTGGACAAGCAGATATTTATATAGGAGAAATGGGTATTAGGTGTGATGCAACAGTATGTTGTTCAGCTCCAGGTGCTAATGGTGGCGTAACTTTATTATTAGGATAATTACATGCCAGCTTATTCTTATCTTAAAGATGACATTATAAATACAATAGAGAATAATTCAACAGAGTTTTCAGATCATATTCCTTATATGATTGAAAAAGCTGAAAATCGTTTAATGAAAGAATTAGATGATTCAGGTCTGGATTATTATTCTTCATTTACTTTTACAGCTTCAGATCCAGTAGTAAGTTTACCTGCTGGAGCATTAGTTATACGTAATGTAAATTTTAAAACAAGTGCTTCATCTAATATAACTCCTTTATTACAACGATCATACGAATATGCTATAGACTTTTGGGGATATGCAAGTGCATCTACTGGTACTCCCAGATACTATGCACGAAAAAATAATACATCAATTTATATAGTACCTACTCCTGCATCAACATTAACAGGAGAAATTCAATATACAAAACGACCATTAGCTTTATCAAGTGCAACAGGTACAAGTGCAACAACTTCTAATTACTTTAGTGAGTTTTGTTATAATGCTTTATTTAATGCATGTATGATAGAAGCTAATTATTTTATAAAAGATTTTAATACACTTCAAGCTTGGGAAGGTAAATATAAAAATTCTATAGATGGATTACGTAATCAAGCTAGACGTACTAGACAGGATGATATGCAATCAGCTACTAATCCTGGTGGTGGACCTAATACAGTTATACAAGGAGCTAACTAATGGCTATTAATAGATCAAAAGCAAAACAACAAATAGAAAAACCTGGTAAATTAAAAAAGAAAGATGAAGAAAAATTAATGCAAGTTGCAGGTAATATGACTTTTAAAGATTCTGATGGAAAGCGAAGACATGTAACACAAGTACCTTTTGATCTTTTACCAAAAAATATTCAAAAGAAAATATGGAAGAAATTTTTAGCACAAGAACCTGGATATGAATCTCAAGATGTACTACGACAAAAAGGTGGTAAAATTTCTAAAAG